GCCGTATCTCCTCCTCATCGCAACCCGCCATGGCCCAGCGGCCGATTAGCACAAGCAACGACGGGTGCACGCTCTCGCCGCGCCGGACACCCGCGACCAGCTCCTCCGTGGAGGCGCCGCAGGGTCCGGTGGCGGCTCCGCCTCCAGCGCCGCCGCCACCAAGGAGCGGCAAGCGGTGCGGCTCGAGATCACGCAGCAGGCAAGCCACGTCGAGCGGGTCACCGTCAACCAGAACGACGCGACGGCGTTGGCCCGGCGGGCGCCGGAAGAAGAAGGCCGTGCCAATAGCCACGGATTCCGGCGCAAGGTGCCCGCCGAGTAGGCCGTTCAGGATTTCGACGTATCGGCGCCGATCCGCTGGAGGTTTCGGCGATGCAAATGGGATCAGGGCACGCCAGCGCGGGTGCTCCGGCGTGTGGCTCCAACTCTCGTAGAGGATGCCGGCCAGCCCGTGCTGGCGCAGCGCGTCAGCGGCCTGTTCGGCGGTCCAGGCACCGTCATCGGAGTCGCACTCAACACCGTGCAGCTCAATCAGGTTCGCACCATGGCGGAGACTGTTACGCGACGACCGGGTATCGCCAAATCGTGCAAGCGAGATCATCGGGCCGGTGAGCTTTTTCTGACCCGACGGTTGCTGACGCAGATAGGCGGCCAGCTCAGCCAACGTCCAGTCGTGCTCGTTTCGAGCGGCTGAGGTGTAGTCCGACCAGATGGTGACGCGAAGTCGCCGGCTAGCCTGGAATCCGATATTGGCCGGGTGCGGGTCGTGCGGCATCTCGGCCTCCTGCCGCTAGAGCTCGATCCCAAGGCTGCGCATGGTGCGCTCCAGCTCATCGAAGGCGAGGCCCAGATCCTGATGCAGGCGCAGCTCGTGCTCGTCGCTCCAGGTCTCCTCAGCGAGGCACTTGGCACGCTCGGTCAACCGCTCGGGCAAGGCAGACAGCAGGGCGGCCGTGTCTTCGAGGGTCGGTAGATCGGCCGTGCGGGACAGGGTGGGCGTGGTCATGTGTCGATCTCCAGGAACAGATGCCGGGATCGACCGCGAAGCGGAGGGAACAGGACACACGGGTCTAGTCGCGACCCGCGGACTCGTGTTAGAGTCCATGCGTCCGGTGCCTAAACCGTTATGGCGGTCGGCTTTACCCTTGCGGTGCTTCGAACATCGCAAGGGACGGGTACACCATACGCAAGCCCTTGCAGGTTGGCAAGGCACCCCACGCCCTTGTTCGAGGCATCACGAACAAGGGCGTTTCTCGTTGAGCGCCAGTCGCTTGTCATCATCCCCGACCCTCCACGCGGCGATCATGGTCACTCAGCACGTAGCCGGCCTCGGCCAGCACCTCGATGACCTCGAAAAGGCTGGTCGGACCGATCCCCGTGATCCGGGTCAAGTCGGCAAAGCTCTTGGCCGTCAACTGGCCCACCAGATCCACCTCACTGGCGCGGAGCGCGTTCTTCGTCCGGGTCGACAGACCCAGCACCTCGATCGGATCGGTCAGCGCCACGCTCGGCCGCGGCGTCGGCGTGGTGGCCGCCGGCTGACGCAGGATCGACGCGTATAGCTTCAGGTCGCCACGGCGGTAGAGGGTCTTGCTCGGGACCTGATAGCTCGGGAGCGCATGCTCCCGCCGCGCCCGGGTCAGGTTGGCCGGGTCGGTCGCCAGCAATCCAGCGGCAGTCGCCAGGTCCAGCAGGTCATCCGCGGACGGTCGCGGCGTGGTCTTCAGGCGCAGCATCGTGGGGTCTCCAGGTCAAGGGTCGAAGGCGCTCAACCTATCCCGAGACCCCATTCCGACGCAAATGGTAAGCCATTGACTGTAAACGGGTTTTGACATCTATCAAGGGCTACTGAGGGACACTGAGGCGACCAGCGGCATTTATTGGCGATAGCGGGTGCACAATGTTATTTCTCTCCAACACCTCGGATTTTCCGAGGATCACGCCGCCTGCCGGTACACCGCGGCCGGGAGCTCGCCGTAGAAAGCGGCACTCTCGGCCGCACGGGTCAGCGCGACGTAGATCAACCGCGCCAGCAGATCACCCGGTTGGCCGTAGGCGCGGCCGATGTCCTCCACCTGCACCAGCACGTGGCGGTAGGTCGAGCCCTGAGACTTGTGCACCGTGCAGGCATGCGGCGGGCGCAGATCGGCGAACGCCTCCTTGGCCTCGAAGTAGGCCCGCCAGGCGGCCCGCACCGCCCGGTCATCCGTCTCGCCGAGCGCGCGCAGGGACTGCGCCTGACGCCGCAGCCCGGCCAGGTAGCGGCCCGCGGCCTGCCGATCCGCGGGAACGAACAGCCGATGCGCGTCGCCCTCATGGTCGGCCACCTTGAGCCAGTACCCGCTCAACGTCTCTTGGAAGTGCCCGGGCTCGGCCTGCTCCACCGTCACCAGGGCCTCGTTCGGCAGCAAGACCTCCTCGTCGACCACAACCGCCTCATTGACGGTCAGCGTCTCGCCCGGCAGGAAACGACATCGCTCGGCCTCGGCCCCCAGCAACAGCCGCCGCACATAACGGTTCAGCGCCTCCACCCGCGCATTGGTCCACGCCACCAACCGAACGTGATTGGCATCTTGCTGGTACTCGCGGGACGTAAACCGCTCGCGCACCAGACCCGCGAACGCGGCGCGGTCGACCCGGCGCACGGCCGCTCCCGCGTCGCGGATCACCGGATAGGGTCCACCATCCAGCACCTGACGAAAGGCGGTGGCCAGATCGATGATCGGACTCCCGGCGGCCTGCCGGTGCACCGTGGTCAAGCTCAGCGTCTTGACTCGGCGGAAGACCGCGGGCATCGCGGCGGCATCCGCGACCGGCGGGAGCTGGTACGGGTCACCCACGAACAGCAGCTGCAGATCCAACGCCTTGGCGCTCTTGGCCAGGCACAACAGCAGGGCATCGTCGACCATCGAGGCCTCATCCACGATCACCAGACGCCCGGGTTCGGCTTTCGGCGGGTTCCGCTGCTCCAGCCGGGTCTGTCCCGTCTGGTGATCATTGACCGGTCGCAGCCCGAACAGGCTGTGCACGGTCATGGCGGAGCCGCCCGCGAGATCGGCCGCGACCTTGGCCGCCTTGTGCGTGGTCGCGGTCAAATGCACCGGGGTGCCGAGCTCGCGCAGAAACCGGCCGATCAGGAAGCTCTTGCCGGTCCCGGCCGGGCCACTCAACGCCAGCACCGGGCGCCCGCTGCCGACGAAGGCGTGCAGGGCTTCCAACGCCGCGGCCTGATCCGAAGACAGGGTCGCGCGCTTAGTCATCCGGGTCTCCGCACGCCACTCGCTCGCCGGTCAAGGTGGCCTGAAGCAGCCGCAAGGTCGTCAGCGGCAGCATCTGGGCGATCTGCGCAATCTCGGCTTGGCCGAGACCACGTTCGAGGATTTCCAGGATCCAGGTCGCCGCCTGACGCTGCGCATCCCGCGCGGGCCGGCGGCGCTCCTCTCGGGCGGCCCGCGCACGCTCCCGCTCGATCCGGGCCAAGCGCGCGGCGTCATCTCGCATCGAGGCCAGCAGCTCCAAGCCCTTGTGGCCATCCAGCGGCGTGCCCTTCACCGCGTCCAGGACCTCCGGCGACAGGGTTTCCGCGCGATGAATCAGGATCTGCGCCGAGCGTGGCTTCAACCCGGTGCGGTGGGCCGCATCCTCCACCCGCCGCGCCCGCTCCTCGCGGGTCAACGGCCGGCCCAGCAGCTCCTCATAGTGCCGCAGGATGATCTGCTCATGACGCACGCGCTGGGCATGGGTCAGCACCAAGCGGCCGGCGTTCTCCAGCGCTTCCAGCAAGCGCTCCTCGCCCTCGCGCATCTCGGCTTCGTCGGCCACCAACGCCGGGAGCTTCCAGCCCAGCACCCGGCACGCCTCGGTCCGATGCCGACCGGCGATCAGCCGGTAGGCGGCGCCGTTGATCGGTTGCGTCAGCCGCACGGCCAGGATCGGCTGAACGTAGCGGCTGCGCTCGATGTGCATGGCTAGGTCCAGCACATGCTCCTCACGCAACGCGACCAGGCGCTCCTCGACGACGATCTCGTCCGGGGACAGCTCGGTGAGGCGAAAGCGGGCATCCATCGTCATGGTCGAGGTCTCATCAGCCGCCGATCAGACTGGCGTCGGCGGGGCGTCGGGGCGGCGCCAGGCGCGCCCCATAGACGTTTATCACCGCCGGCCGCCAGCGCCCCACAGCGGCGCTCACAGCGCCACCAGCACGCTGCCCAGCGCGGCGCACGTGGTCTTGAACCGCTCGCGGTCGGGTCCGAGATACGCCAGCAGGCCCCCGTAGCGCGTCCGCGGGATCGGCGTCCCGTTTTCGCTCAAGGCCCGCAACGGTCCACGCAGAATGCAGACCGCGGCCTCGGCGAACAGGTACGGCCACCAGGGCGAGCGCGGGTCATACGCGCTGTAGAGCAGGACCGCGGTCACCCGACCCGAGCGATACTCATGCAGGGCCTTCTGCACCCACGCGGCACGCTCGCTGCCGACGGGCGGGAACAGCCAGACCCGGCCATGCCAGGGTTGACTGAGGCCGTCTTCCGTCTCGGTGAAGACCGCGGTGGCCGCGATCGTCGCGGGGCCGAGGGTATCCGCCGCCGGGTCGAGATCGATGCCGCCGAGCACCGTCACGGCCAGCGTGGCCAGCTCCGGTGGGGTGTAGAGCTCAAGGGTCATGGTCCACGACCTCACGACTGCGTCAGCCGGGTATGGGCCAAGAGAATGGCATCCGCCCGCCCGTGGTCCTTCTTCCGCTCCAGCCAGGGCACCGCGGCGGGATACAGCTCCAGCGCCCGGGTCCGCGAGGCCTCCTTGGTGCGCCCAGTGAGCCCGTAGCGGCGTTTCCAGCTCGCCGGGGCGTAGTAGGTCACCTCCAGCCCCAAGGCGGCCACCGCGCCCTCAACGACGCCAAGGGAGCGGCCAAAGGAGAACATCGAGCTGACGCCTTGGCCTGGCATGGCCGCCACCTGCTCTAAGGCCACGGCATCGACCCGGTACTCCCGCAGGAGCTGGGTCAGCAGGTGTACCAGGACAGGGGCCGAGATCCGTCGCCGGTTCGCGGCGCCGGTCTCGATCGGCATATCGAGACAGGTCAGCACCTCCCGTGGGCGCACGCAGACGATCGCCCCGGTCAGGCCGGGGTCGATCCCGATCACGGCCGACACCGTCATGCCGCCGACTCCGTCGCGTCCGCCCGAACCGCATTCGAGGCCCACTCGGCACACGCTCGAACCTCGGCGGTTTGCTCGGGTCGCAGCTTGGCCGCATCGATGAAGGTCACCATGGCCCAGACGTCTGGGTCCTCACGATCACACACCATCACCGCGGCACCGAGCATGGTCGTCCGGTAGTAGCCGTCAGGGAGGCGCGCCCCAACCTCTTGCACGGGCAGCAGTCGATCGGCGGCGCCCTCGGTCGGCGGCCCGATCCACCACACGGCATGCACCGTGGTCCAGAGGCGCTTGAGCGCCACTCGCGGGTCCGTCACGTTCAGCCGCTGCATCAAGCGTTGCAGCGCATGGGCCGTCACCTTGACCGGGATCGGCCAACCACGAATGGACATCCGGCGGGCGTGCAAGACGAGTACGAACGCCGACCAATAGGGTGCGGCGGCCTCCACATAATCCATGATCACGACGGTCAGCTCGGCCTGTTTGCCTTCCCCGCGCTGGCTTTCATACACCACGTACAGGCCGGGGATGCGATCCAAACCGCGGCGGGCGGTCCGCAGCCAGGGGCCCCGGCGGCTGGGTCGCTTGGTCGCCAGCAACCGCCAAGGATCAAAGGTCTCGATCTTATGTCGGACCTGCCGGGTAAAGCCGCGATAGGTCGCGGCAGCAATCGATGCGTGCATGACTTAATCCTCATCGGCTCGGACTCGTTCATCCGAGGCCTATTTCAACGGGTCCCCTTGAGCGAAACCGTCGGCAGTTTCGCCACGGCAAAACCCGGCGCAGGGCCGGGTCACCCGATCAGCCAGACGGCTCCTCGACCCGATCTCCCGAAGCGTCCCAGAACCACACCGTGCAAACGCCCAAGAACCACGACAGACGGTGCCCGGCGGCGGTCGTTTGCTCCCGCGGGTCCAGGCGGTAGCAGGTCATCCCCTCGATGGTCTCGACCGGGGTTGGCGGGTAATGCAGATCAGCAAGGTTCATCTCGACCTCTCTTTCGGTTGGCGTGCTTACGTTTAACTTTCACTTATAATCATAGGGCGAGCAGTTAACGATGGCAACCCTCGACGCGACAAAAAACCCGGCACGGGCCGGGCGTTCAATCGACAGGCACTCAGCGACTCATAGCCCGCCGGTCAAGGTCCTCTTGGCCGGGATTCATCTCGGCCCCTCGCTCACGGGCGCAACCGCACGGTCCAGGCCTCGCGCTTCGGCCAGATCGCCTTGCCGATCGGCTCGGCATCGCACTGGTCCTTGTAAGCTCGGGCCTGCTCCAGCACGACCTCGTCCGTCTCGCCGTAGAAGGTCGGACCCTGTGGCCGGCCGTCATAGTAAAGCCGGCCTTGGATCAGGCACGCACCGACCACCACGCCCCGAACGTCATCATCGAACATCATCAATAGTCATCCGGCAGCAGCACCGTCGTGTAGGACCGATCGGCCTCGGTGATCACCCAGAGCCGGAAGCCATCGGGGAACCGGTAGGCGCTGAGCAACCGTTCACCGGTCTGCACCGCGTCGTCGTTGGCCAGCCGGTCCTCCTCGCAGAGGTCGCCCCAGTCGCCGAGGCGATGCCGGCTCAACACCGTCTGCACGATCGCGGATTGACCACGCGCCGCTAAAGCAGCGTCGGCGGCCGCGGTGATCAAAACCCGGCCGAGCGGGAACAGCGGCTTGGTCGCGGTCATGGCTGCACCCTCGTCGACGCTCCCAAACAACCCACAACCCGGCCGGAACGCCCGCGGGTCAGCGGGTGCTGCATGATCTCGTGCGGCGTCATCGACCAGGGGAACAGCCAGACCGGTTCCTCTGTATCGGGAGCAAAGATCCAGCCCCCGGTCTGCGCCTCCTGGCGGTACCGCACGGCGTCATCCAAGCTCGGGAACTCGTGGTAGGTCCTCATGCGGCACCTCCGCGCGCGGCGTTGGCCGGCGTCCGCGGACGCCGCCAGGCCGTCCCGTCCGGGATCGCCGCCCCGGCGTAATCGGCAATGATCCGGTTGGCCTTGGCGACCAGCTCCGGGCGCTTGAACCAGACGTGCAGGGTCCCGTTCTTGAACCCGCGGACCTTGAACAGCCCGTCCTCGAAGGTGTCGCCGCTCTGAAACGCCACGGCGAGGGCCGAGGAGAGCCGATGCGGTTCGAAAGGCTCGCCGGCCAAGGTGCGGAACACTCGATCCAGGTCGTTGAGTCGGTCGCGCTGGTAATGGGAGAGCATCAGCCGGTCATTGAGCCGGGTCATCTGGATGTCGATCATCCCGGCCCAGATCACCTTTTGCGGCAGCTTGAAGGCCTCCCGGCGGTTGGTCAGATGGGCTCGCGAGCGTAGCTGGAAGAGGTTGTACAGCCCACGGGCGAACATCTCGTCAGCCACCGCCGCCGAGCTGACGAGGGTTGAACGCACGGTCTCGGCCTCGAACGGCGGCGGGCTCCGCTCTAATCCATCCTCGAACAGCCGGCGCGCCTCGTCATCCATATAGCGCGGCAAGCCCGTCGCGTTCAGGGCCTGCCGCCACAGCATTCGGTCGAGGTCGCGGATGAACTCGGCCTCGGCCAGCCGGGGCTCGCTGTCATACGGCGCCCCGGTGAGACCGAGCGTCCGCAGTCCGGCGGCGATCTCACCATGCAGCCGCAAGGCCGACCGGTAGTGGGCGATGGCCTGCTCGCGCGCTTGGCAGTAATCGTCGAGGGTTTTCCTCAACATCAGGTCAGTGTTCAACATGGGGCATCCTCCACGGTCGCGGCCGCGGATACCGCGGCCGCTTGGTCCAGATCTCAGAGCGTCAGCTCGCCTTGACGCGACTCGGCGGCGTCTCCATCGAGGCCGTAGGCCCGCGACACGGCCAGCTCGCCATAGCGGACCGTCACCCGCGCGGCCACTCGCGACAGCTCCGCATCACAATCCGAGCACGCGCAGACCTGGGCATACGGCGTCACCTCGACCCGCGTCGCCCCCAGTCCGGCTGGATCCTCGATCGCCGCTCGCTCGATCGCCAAGAACACCGCGTACTGGTCAGCGGTCAGCGCCACGCCGAGCGAGTTGGCGGGTCCGAGGCGGCACTCCATCTCACACTCCTCGCACGCGTCAGCGTGGTCCAAGTCGCCGCACTGGATGGGCACATAGCGGGGGAACTCGGCCAGCGGCGCGAACGTATCCTCGGCGATCGCTTCCAGGATTTCCGACTCGGCCAGCACGCCGCGCTGGAATCGCCCCTGGGCGTTCTCATCCATGACCGACCCCACCCACGCGGCCAACTGCTCCTGCCGTCGCACGGCCTTGGCCTCCTGCTCGGCCTCCTCCGCGGCCCGCCGCGCCTGACGCTCGGCCTCCCGCGTCGCGGCCAACTGCTCGGCCGCGGCCCAGGTCTCGGCCAGTGCCTCACGGGCACGCACCTCGGGCGCACGCGACCAGTCCAGCCAGTAGGGTTTGCTGGGCAGACGCGGAGCCTCTTTGGACGGCATCGGCAGCCGCACCCGCTCCCGACCGCCCGTGGTCCACTCGAGAAACGCCTCGACCGGCTGCGCACGCGCCCAGTCGAGATACGCCGCCAGCTCCTGCTCGACCTGCAGTGCCTCCCGCGCTTGGGAGTCCTTCTCGAACGCCTGCATCGCCCGCCGCCACGCCAGCCAGGCCAGCGGGTCCGGCGTGGCGGTGCGCGGCCGCTTGGGCGCTTCGGCGGATGACCGCCAGGGGTTCGCGGTCAGATCGGTGATGCCGTTCAGCTCGGGGGTCGCCGCCAACATCGCGCGGTCTTCCTCGCTCAGCTCCGCAGGGTCAAGCTCCACCACCACGCGGCCATACCCATCCTGTCCGGCCAGAATGGCCTGCTCGCGATCCACATTGACAGCAACTCTCATGTCAGTCTCCAGGTCAGAGGAGTAAATGCCCGGTCACTCGCCGGGCGAACAATTAGCCAACCGCAACGTCTCGTCGGCTTCGATCGTCATCCGCTGGGTGGCGATACACCGCAACACCAGGTAATGGCACCAGCACTGCCGGATGGAGGCGTTATGCCCCCACGCGGCGAAATTGCCGAGGTAGCGCTTGGCTCCTTCGCGAATCAGGTACAAGTCGAAGCTCGTCGACGGCTCGGGACCGATCATGACGTTGATCCGGTTCTCGATGAGGTAATCACCGGCCATCATTCGCTCCTCGCGCCGCCGGAGTTCGCTCGGCATACCGCAGCGTGGCCAACACCTCCTGCAACCCTTGCTCGGTCAGCCGCGGGAGGACCCGCAGCACATGACGCTCGACCTCGCTCAAGGGGCGGGGCCGGGGCTGGGACCGGACCAGTCTGAGTCGTTGGCGGGTCATGGTTGAACCTCCATGGGCGGGCGCTTCCGGTTGATCTGTGCACGCTCGTGGTGCCAAAGGACCTCGATCTCCTCGCCGTTCGGGTGGCGAAAGCACGTCCGCGGATCGAAGGCGGTATTGGCCATCCGATGGCTGGTCTGGTTGAACCCGGCCTCGGTCACAGCGCGTAGGGCGTCATCAAAATCGGTGAAGGGTCGGATCGGCGTCATGGTTGACCCTCCTGAACGGGCTTGGCGAGATCAACCCAGACCCACGCCCGCACCCATGCACCGGGCGGATCGGAGACGCGGGACACCATTCCGCGGGCATCTTCGGGGTGCCCGATCTCCAGCTCGCCGGGCGACTCCCACCGCTCGCGGGCGTGCTCGATCACCTTGGCATCGTTTGGTTGGCTCATCTTTGGCTCCTCGGTCGAGGCCCGGCGCGGGGCCGGGCGGTCAGGGTCAACGAGTCAGGCGGCCAGCTCGATGTGCACGATCCCGCCAATCTGCCGTGCCTCCTGCACGGCAAACCGCTTGGCCTCGGCCAGCGTCATCGGCCCCGGCGTCTGGACCGTCGTCCGGGCGCCCTCGCGGTACAGGTCAAAAGACCAGGCGGCGGGCTCGCGGCCGTTCGGGCGCTTGCCATGCTCTTCGAGGTAGTTCTGCGTGCTGACTTTCATGAGGTCCTCCGGTTGGCGTGGCGGGCGCCCGGCGGGGGCCGGGCAGGTGGAGGCTACTGGTCAAGCTCAAGCCATTTCGCGTCTGCCGCGGCCATGATTGGATCGTTGAGACGCTCAGCAGTCTCGGCGTAGGTCTCGCACGCAGCAGACCGCCCCTGCCCGATGCTGTCGAGGTAGTCGTCGACGATAAAGCCCAGATCGGTCGTCGTGGTCGCCGCTTGGATTTTCTGGATCGGGGTAGCTCGGCTGGTCATGGTTTCCTCCGGTTGGCGTTGGCTTGCTTACTCTTAACTTATGCTTATCAGTATATGCAGACAGGTTAACCATGGCAACCCATCAGACCAACTTTTTTAGCCTCAACAGCGGGTTGAGCCTGATCCATCACCTTGCGGACCTTCAGCCTGCCGCGGCGCCCGGTAAACGTTCGGGCACCAGATCGGGTCATCCGGGCGAGCCCCGGTGCGGGCGACCCACGCCTTGAAGTCTTGCTGCGCCGGGTAGTATCGGCAGGTCGGACAGGACTCCGGTCCTTTCCCACAGAACGCGCTCAGGCAGTCGATCGGGTAAACACGAACGGTCTCGGTCATCTCAGCAACTCCGGTCAGCGTGGTGGGCACCCGGTGGGGCCGGGCGGTCAGGGTCAACGGGTCAGGACGCTTGGCGCAGCGACTCGAACTGCCGGCGGGCGGCGATGAAGGCCTCTGGCGTCCCGCCGCGATCCGGGTGTGCCCGCTGCATCGCGGCCCGCGCCGCCTTCACCTGCTCGGCACGACTCGCCACATCCCGCACCTCGGCCTTGAGCGCGGCGATCAGGGCCTCATGCCCGCCTTGGCGCTCCGCCAGGACGCGGCAGATCCGCTCATCGATGGTGCCCTGGGCGACCACGCGGTAGACCATGACCGGCTTGGTCTGGCCTTGTCGGTAGAGCCGGGCGATGGTCTGGGTCCACAGCTCCCAGCTCCACGGCAGCGCCATCCAGATGAGATGTCGCCCGCCGGCCTGGAGGTTCAAGCCGTGGCCAGCCGCTTGCGGATGGAGCAGCAGCACCGGGACCTCACCGCGGTTCCAGCGGTCAAGCAGCGCCTGGAGCCGGCCTGGGCTCAGCCCCGAGCCGAGCACCGGGGCCTCCGGGAACAGGGCCCGCAGCCGCGCCAGGTCATGCTTGAACCAGTAAACGACCAGACAGGGCTCGCCGTTCAGCTCCGAGACCAGCTCGGCCACCGCCTCCAGCTTGGCGCGATGCAGCTCGGACCAGGCGCCCTGCTCGTCGGTGATGAGGGCCCCTTGGCTGACCTGTTGGAGCTTCCCGACCATCACCGCGGCATTGGCCACGTCGACGATCAACCCGTCCTCCAGCTCGGCCTCAAACGTGTCGGTCAGCTCGGTATACACCGCCCACGCACTGGCGGGCATCTCCACCGGAACCGAGGTCTCGATCAGGGCGGGCAGGTCGAGGTAATCCTTGGCCCGCAAGGCGATGGCGAAGTCCTTGAGCTTGGCGGTCAACGCCTGCCGTGTGCCCTCCTTGGCGACCCGGCCACTCCCGGTTTGATCGAAATAGCGGGTCAGGAAGCCGCCAGGCGACCGCCCGAAGCGCTTGCCGAGATCGGCCACCGTCACCTGCGCCCACAGATCCGCCCAGCTTTTGGGCGTCGGCGTGCCGGTCAGGAGGGTGCGGCGCCGGGCGGTCATCGCGGTAAAGGCAACCGCTTTCCAGCGACGGGTCCGATGGTCCTTGATCAAGCTCGACTCATCGACCACGACCCAGTCCCAGACCTCGCGCTTGACCCGCCGATGCAGCCACGGCAGCAGGCCATAGCTCACGCAGACGACCTCCGCGGTCGCGAACCCATCCCGCAGAACGGCCTGCCGCCGCGCGGGCGAACCGGCCAGCACCAGCACCCGCAGATGGGCGGTGTGCTCCCACGCCGCGGCCTCCTGCGCCCAGACGGTCGCGACCACGCGCGGCGGGCCAACCACCAGCACCCGGCGCACGATTTCAGCGGCACGCAGATCGGCGATGGCGGTCAGCACCGTGCCGGTCTTGCCCAGTCCCGGGTCGAGGAACAGCCCGGCCTCGGCATGGTCGATCAGGAACTGCACGGCCCGCACCTGATAGGGATGCAAGGCCGAGCGCGGCCGGCGAGGCGTCATCAGCAGCTCATTTGGCATAGCGGTCACCCTCCTGCCCCTCGACCGCGATCGGCAGATCCGGCGCCCATGCCGGGCGGCGCAGCATCACCTCGGCCAGGGCCTCGCCGACGCCGGGCGGCCCCTCGCAGACGAGCTCGTCGTGCACGGTCAAGACCGGGTTGAGGCCGTCCCGCTCGGCGGCGACCAGACTCTCGGCCAGCAGGTCGCGGGCGGTACTGGAGACGACGTTCTCGCACAAGCGTCCACCAAACGTGTGGCTCGGCACCGGTCGGCCGTGCTTGCCGACAGCGGTGAACCGCAGCTCGAGCGCGGGCTCGCCGTATTTCTCGACCCGCGCGATCTTGGGCTCGAACCACGCCAGATTGCGCCCGCTCGGCAAGCGGCAGAACAGCCAGCGATCCTCCCGGAAGAAGGTCAGGTGTGGCCCGACCGGTTGCGGCTTGCCGGTCCCGACCGCGCGCAGCGCGGCCTGCTCCAAGGCGGCCCAGAAGCGCACCACCGGGGCGTGCTGCTCGCGGTAGGCGTCGATGGTGGCCCGGGCCAGGGCCTCGCCGATGGTCAGCCCCTGCTTGCGGCACGACTCCAGAAAGGCGCGCCAGCCCGCCCCGTAGCCGCCGCCGAGGATGCCGCCTTTGCCGGTATGGCGCTGCTCCTTGGTCACGGCCGCCTCCTCGACCTTGTAGATCCGGCTCGCCAGTCGACGATAGAGATCCTCGCCGCGGCGCAAGGCCTCCAGCATGGCCTCATCACCGGCCAGCCAGCCGAGCACCACGACCTCGATCTTGGAATAGTCGCAGACCGCAAGCCGCAACCCGTCAGGCGCCCGCAGCAGCGAGCGGATCAGACTCGACAGAGCCTCCAGCGGCGCGGCGAACAGCAACCCGAAGTCGGCCGGGTCCCGCTGCAGCACCGCCACCGCATCGCCGATGGCCGCCGCCTTGAGCTTGGGCCGTGGCAAGTTCTGCAACTGCACCCCACGCCCCGCCCAGCGATAGGTGTGGGTCCCGGCGTAGGCCAGCTGGTCATGCAGCCGTCCGTCGGCCGTGGCCGCCTCACGGATCGCGTAGACCTTCCGCCAGCTGGTTTTCGAGCCCTCGAGCCGCAGCTCCAACACCCGCCGCACCTCGCCGGGCAACGGCGTCGCCAGCGCCTCGGCGATCTCGATCTCGCCAAGGCTCTCCAACAAGAGCCCGTGGTCCCGGAGCCAGGCGAGCAACGCCTGGACCTGTCCCGGTGCCAGCCCGCCGGTCAGGCGGGCGCACTCGGCCGTCAACTCGGCCAGCCGCGGCTCGGCCACGGCGGCCACCGCCTTGGCCAGATCCAGGTCGGCCAAGATCCCGCGACAGGCCATGCGATAGTCGGCCTCCCAGCAGGGGTGATCGCGGTCGAGCTGCGGCAGGTAGGCGGCCAACCGCTCGACCAGGGTGATCGTCGTGCGCACGTCCTGCACGCCATACTCAACGAACCGCCGCCAGTCCTCCGGCGCGTCCTCGGGCCGCACCCGGCCGCGGAACAGCCCGCGGGCATGCGGCATCGAGAAGAGCTGGATCAGCCGCTTGCCCTCGGCCGCCTTGCGCTGCTCCAGACCCAAGGCATTGGCGGCCTGCTCCAGCGAGCGCGGCAGGCCGACCAGGGCACACAAGGTCCGCGAGTCCAGCCAGCGCCCGGCGACCGGCGGGAACCCATAGCGCGGCATCAAGACCCACTCCCAGAGGTTGCGGTCGAAGGCGGCGTTGTGGGCCAGCACATCCTCTCCAGCCGCCAGGGCGGCGATCAGCCCCGCGGGCATGGGATCACCAGGGGTCCAGACGCGGACCGCCTCACCGGGCCGCCCATAGGCCAACAGCAGGACATCCGTCGCCGGGTCGCGGGCATAGCGGTAGGCGCCCACGACCGGGAGATCAACCTCGCCGTAGGTCTCGAAGTCGAGAATGATCATGGTTGACAGGGTAAACTTGTCCGGGGTCAAAAAGGGCGCCCGCGGGCGCCCTCCTCGGTCAACGATCAGGCCGCGCCCAGCAACTCGGCGTACTCATCGTCGTTGGTGGTGAACTCCTCCTCGAGCCCGCCGAAGGCGTCACTCGGATCGACCCGGCCGTCGATCCGCTCGCCGCGGCCGAGCAGCAGCACGGCGTTCAAATAACAGGTCAGCCCGACCGACAGACCGGTATAGACCGCCAGCTTGACGGCGACGTGGGCCTCCTGCCCGGCCCACACGTCTTCAGGCGCGGCCAAGGTCTTGGTGTTGCGCAGATACACGGTCGGCTTGGTCGTGGTCCGTGCGCTCAGGACCAGGTGACCGCGGCACTCCTCGCCGGGCTCCTTGCCCGAGGGCGTCAGCCCATCGCCGTCGTACCAGGGCAGCTTGAGCCCCTGCGGGACCTTGCCGCCGAACTTGGCGACGCGGACCTTTTCGATCGCGGCCTTGACCGCGGCGGTCAACAGCGGCACGTTGACCGGGTCGGTCTTCGCGACCAACACGTTGGTCTGGTACTTCGGCACGCTTTGGGTGGCCTGGGCACCCGGGCCTTGGTAGGCGCGCGGGACGAACAGGTGCGGGTAGGACAGGCGGACGTTCTTCAACGTACAAGCTGACGGATCAGCGGTTTGGCTCGTCATGATCGGGTCTCCAGTCGACGAGATTGGCGGGATTGACGGCGGGAGCGCTCACTCCCGCCTCGTTTTGCCCGGTCAGGGTACCCATCACGACCACGCGAAAGACCGAGCAGATTCGCGCAGCCGACGGTCATTCTTCCAGTCCCTCGAACAAGGCCTCGGCCTCGGCGAACAGGTCCTCGCCAGGTGCGGTCGCCCGAACCAGACGCGGCCCCAGCTCGGGCACCCGCACCAAGGCCGCCAGGTCGGGCTTGCGCTTGGCGTGGGCCCGGATCACCTTCTCGACCTGGGCCGGGCTGATCAGCACCGGCGGGGCCAGCACCTCCGACGGGACGCCATAGGTCTCGGTCAGCTCGGCCAGCGCCGCCGCCGGATCGATCCACGCCCGATGGCCGCGGCGGTTGGCCAGCTTCCAGCCGGGGACCTCGATGCCGGAGCGGGCGAGGTTCAAGACGTGGGCCTCCAGCGCCTTCAGCCAGCCGCGGATGGTCTCGGCCTCCGCCAACAGCGCACCGGCCTGAGCCGGGGTCAGCGGGGCCTCCACGGCCCGAAACGCCTCGCGTGCGGCCGCCAGGGCGTAATCGGCCAGCACCGCGCACCCGCCGGCCGCGCGACAGAAGGTGCAGTGCGACCCGGCCACCAGCGACGCATCCTCAGCATCGGTCCGCGCGGCGGCCTCAGCGATCTCCGCGGCAAAGACCTCCAGCTCGACCCGGCTGAGCGTGGTCGTCCGCACCGGTCCATCCACATGCGGCGCCCGCGGCTGGAGCACCGCCAGGGTGACGCCCTCGACCGGGAACCGCGCCCGGGCCAGCGCGCCGACGGCATAGAGCCGGAGCTGTGAGTTGTCCTCGACCGCCACCGGATGGCCCGCGCCGAATTTCAGGTCGCCGACAATAAGGCGGCGCTCCGGCGGGACCAGGATCACCAGGTCCGCCGTGCCCCACAGATCGTCACGGCCCAACGCCTGACCGGGATCGACCTTGATCTCGATCAACAGCTCGGCGCCGGGGGCCGCGGCCATCTGCTCACGGACCCAGACCAGCACCGGTTGCAGGGCCTCGGCCATCTGCTCGGTCGCCCCCTCGACCAGGGCCAGGCAGCCCGCGGCCTCGGCCTCACCAAGCAGGAGCGCGGTCTCCAGCAAGGCATGGGCGATCGTGCCCTCCTCGGCATAGACCGACGTGGTCGGCGGGAACTGGGCCTCCAGCCGCGGCGCACCGGGGCAAGCCGACCAGCGATGGGCGGCAGAGCACGACAGACGCGCATGCCCGCTCATCAGGCGGCCTCGCTCATCGCATGGCGCACGAAGGCGGCACGCTGCTCGGCGTTCAGCCGATCGACCGAGGGCACCCCGAGGCGCTGCGTCAGCAGCTCACGCACCAGCGCCCCGCGCCCGGCCTCAATCAGGCGGCGGGCCAGCGCGAGCACGTCCTCGACGCTCACCTCCGCGGGCGGCGGCTCATCCTTCGGGGCGTTGGCGGCCGCGCGAAACGCCGCCAGATCGACCGCGGCCGGTGGCTCGGCCTTGGCCGGGGACTCCCGCAACCGCGCGGTGGCCAGATCCAGGAACCGGCGGCGCTGCTCGGCGAGCAGCTGATCGACGGTGCCGACCCCGAAGTCTTGCATGAGCAGGTCGCGCAAGACCTCCAGACGGCCGGCCCGGATCAGCTCGGCAGCGATCGCCCGCACCTCCTCGAGCGAGGGCACGGCCGGGACCGCCTCGGCCGCGGCCAGCTCCTCGGCGGTGATCGGGATGGCCGCCAGGGCCTCTTGACCGGCACGCTCAAAGATCTCCAAGCGGGTGTGGGCATGGCCGGTCACGGCCGCCGTCAGGCGGTCGATCGCGGCGGTCAGATTCTGTAGATCCTGTTCGATGGACATGGGCAAGGCTCCTGCCGACCGGGCAGCCCGGTCGGCGGTCGGAAGGTCAGCAGGTCAGGCGGTCGCGGCCAGCTGGGCGGCGGCATCCACGGCGGTGGCCTTCAGCCGCGCACCTTGGCCAAACCAGGTGCTCGACAGGCGCCGATCCTGATCGGGCCCGCGGACGTGGTCGAGCCAATGGGTGACGCCCTGGACCAGGCCGTAAGCCGAGCCGGGCGCGGCGCCAGGCGCGGTGTGGTAGGAGGCCATCAGATCTTCGAGCCCGCGGATCGCCCGCTCGGGCTCGGCACGGTCGGTCTCGATGCGGGTATAGCCGCCGCGGACCGACCCGCCAAGCAACTGGTCGAAGCGGTCGGCTTGGTGGTCGCCGCGGGCAGCCGGGCGATCCTGGGCTGGTCGCAACAGCTCGCTGAAGAAGGTCCGCGCCTCGGCCTCGTTGACCTCCACCTGTTGGAGCCTCTTCATCTGCTGGACGAAGGCATCCCAGCTCGCGTCGAAGTCGACCATGCCCAGCTCGCGCTTGATCACCTTGGCGTCAAACAAAGTGTTGTGGCGCACCGTCACCCGCTTACCCTTTTGGTCGTTCAGGGCGAAGCCGAGCGTGTTGGCACAGACGACCCGCACGTCGGTGGCCTGGGCCAAGGTCGCCAGCGACCCGTCGGCGCTGGTGGCGAGCAGCATGTAGAGCTCGTGGTGGTCGGTCCCATCGAGGTAGGCGTCGAGACCCGCCTTGGCCAGCGCCCAATACTGGGCACCGCCCTTCAGGACGCCGGCGGTCTCCAGCGACCAGCGCTGCGACTCGCACACGTCGGCGAAGAAGTCGAGCACCTGGGCCGGCTGCACCTCACGGTAGCGACCAGACATCACGGAGAGCGGGGCGCCCGTATCGCTGCGGTGCAGCACGAAACGGTCCGGCATCTGCCGGGTGATCCCATGACTGTCGGTGAAGGTGACCGGGGCCTTCTCGATCTGCCAGTCGAAGCCGGCGGCGCGCCGCCATTCCTCGAGGGAGGCGTCGTCCGGGAGCGGCGCGCCCAGACCATGCCAGGGGGTCCCGCCGGTGCGGGCGTAGGCGATCGCGGCACGGCCGCGGGAGAAATCAAGCTCATGTGCCATGGTGGTATCCTCGGTTGACTCGGTTGACTCGGGACTGCGGTTGGCCAGATTTGCAGGTTGCTTACTGGTATAAATAAGTCTAAGCAGACGTAAGTATTCTGGCAAGCCGCCCGCGCGAACTTTTTTCGGAGCGCCTAGCAGACCGCACGCGGACGCGCGAAAGGGCGCACGGATTCGCGCACGGGGCCAGGTGGTCGACGGGTCGACGGGATCGAGGTCCAGACACGACGACGCCTCCGCGAGGGAGGCGTCACGAGGGGTTGGCCGGGTCAGCCGGCCGCGGGTCAGGCGCCAGGCCCAGACGCAAAAACGCCTCCACGAGGGAGGCGTCTCAAGGTGGGCCGGGGCGAGCGGCGGTCAGTCCGCGGGGTCCACGGGGTCCGCGGCATCCGCCGAGATCAGGAAACTCGGCTTGGGCGCGGCAGGCTTCTCGATGATCCGCAGCCGGTCATCGAGATACGCCTCGACCGCCATCGTCACGAAGGCGGCGACGCTGATCTGGTCCTGCTCGCAACGGGCGGTCAGCGCCCGGCGCATCTCCAACGAGGGCAAGCGCACGCTCAAGACCTGGGTGCCGATGGTATCCACGGGAAGCTCGGAGGTGGGCAGGCGTTTTCTTGACATGGCCTCATTGTAGACGGGTTCCCGGTCCATGTCTACATCAGGAAGCCTATCGCTTACAGGAATAAAGGGCCTGCGGGGCGTCCTCCCAACCGCCCCTGCTGCCGCTCATACTGACGAACCCGCTCGGGATCAAACAGCCAGCCGAGCGGGGTGCGAACGCCGCCCATCTCGCGCTTGACCCGGTCGGAGCGTTTGAAGATCGCTTGGCGGGTCACGCCCAGCAGCTCGGCCACCGTCGTGTAATCGACGTAGCCGGTCAAGGCACTCTCGATCTGCCCGGCGGCAATCGGCTTGGTCATCGTGGTCGGCATCTCCAACAGCGCAAGGGACCGGGATAGTCTCGTCGAGCGGGTTTCACTCGTCAACCCGAACGGCCGCCCCGGCCGCCAGCATATCCTCGACAAAGGCGGCGGCGGACTCGGTGCGAAAGGTCCGCCCATGGACCATCTCATAGAACTGGTTCCAGCGCGCCATGAAGGCACGAGCGTTCTCGCACGGAGCGAAGGCGGTCTCGTTCATGGCGTCGACGATCTCGGCCGGCGTGCCGGTAAACCGCTCCGGCCGGTCGTCGGTCAGCTCGATCGTCAATCGGGTGTTCTCGTCCAGCATCGGTCGATCCTCCAAGCGCCCGCCCGGCGAACCGGGCTGGCAAGGTGAGTCATGTCAGGCCGCCAGGGCGGCGGTGCGAGCCCGGATGTACCCGGCCAGGGCTTTGCCGCAGGTCAGCCGGAAGAAGCGCAGGTAGTTCGGCTCGCCGCGGCTGTCCACGCTCTTGGCCTTGGCGCCCTTCTCCAGCAGCGCACGGGTGATCTGCACCCAGTTGACGATCTTCGCCGCCTCGATGGTCCCGGAGTGGTGCCGGAACTCCAAGGTGCCATGCCGCCACAGGCTGTAGGGGTTGACCTTGTAGTAGCGGTCACCAAGCAGGCGCTGCACATCGTCGCGGGTCTTGCAGGCCACGAAGGCCTCAACCGTGCGGGCGACATCGCGAGCGACGTTCAGGGTCTTGATCATCTCGTTGCCATTGCCCCGGCGACTCTTGGGCATCATCGCATCGATCCAGGCCTCGTGCTTCGCATACAGGGCCAGGATCTTGCCGACCTTGGCGACCCCCCAGGTCGGCCGCGGCATGGTGCACATGCAGCCCGCAGCGCCGGTCGATCTGACAACCAAGGCCGGTCAGCACGCGCGACACCGTCTCGATCACGGCGAAGGAGGTCGCGTCGAACCGCAGCGGCGGGCTCACCAGCTCCCAGCCCGCGCCCTGCAACGAGGCGTCGGTCACGATCTTCCAATGACGGCGGGTCGCGTGATTGTAACCCTCGACGAAGGTCTCGATCCCGGCGTCGGTCAGGGCGCGCGCGATGGTCTCGGCCGGGAGACGGCTCAGGAACTCGATCTCGACTCCAAAGGTACGGCCGGCGTCAGCGGTGAAGGTCTCGGTGGCAACGAAGGGGCTGGTCATCTCGGTCTCCCGGGTGGCTATGTTGCTCGCTTGAATGTAAGTATACAGTAAGCCCTGCCAATGGCAACCCTGAAAGGCCGAGTTTTTTCATCGTTTGAGCGATTTTTTCAAGCGGTGACAAGCCCTTGCCGCGCAGCGGCCAAGACCCCAGTGCGCACGGCGATGACGGCCGGGAGCGGGTCCTTCTCTTGGCGCGGGATGGCCGTCCCGGCGGCCAGCCAGCCGGCGGCCTGGAGCTCCAGCAGGGCCAGCCGGAGCCGGGCCTCGGTGCGCAAGCCGGGGAGCCGCACATGCCGCCGCAGCACGGCCGGGTCGATGGTCTCGACGTTGGCCTCGACCAGATAGCGGGCCAGCACCCGCGCCAGGCGCTCCGGCGAGGGCTCGCCGGCATCCATCTCGCAACGCTCGCGGTGGCCGCCAAAGAAGCCGACCCGCAGCTCGATCGCGGCGCTCAAGGTGGCCTCGGCGATCACCGGCGGCAGGTCCGGGCGGGCGGTGATGGCCCAGTCGAGCGCGTGCAGCACGGCCGCCAGCCGCACCACATGGCCCATGGCCTTGCCTTCGAAGCTCGGGATAGCATCGCCATAACGGCGGCGCAACGCGGCCAGATAGTCCTCACGCCAGGCCAGAAAGCGCGCCTGGGCGTTCTCGCTCAAGTGCAGGGTCAACGCCTGCCGACCGGTGACCGGATGCTCCTCGATCTGCTCCGCCCCGGCCGCGTAGAGCCGTTCGGCGGCCTGGGCGATCTGCTGCTCCGCCCACGACCAGGCCGCGGCGTCCACCGTCTCGGCCGCGGGCGCGGGGCTCGGCCAGACGGTCAGGAAGCGGGCGGCGAGCCCGTCATCCAGCTCGTTCAGCAGCAACGGTGGGAGCAGGTCCGGTTGGATGGCCCCGCAGAGCGCGATCGCCATGGCCGGGATCAGCAACGGCTCATCACCGAGCTTGCGCCGGTCGACCGAGTACGGCCGGGCGTCGTAACACTTCAGCCAGAAGCCGCGGTCGTTGCCCCCGCCTTGCCGGTAGCGGGTCAGGGCCGTGACCCAGCTCGTCATCTCTGGCGACCAACCGATCAGCCCGCGGCCTTCGCGGGCGAGCACCGCCGCGGCGGCCTCCACCGTGGTGTCCTCCAGCCGCACCCGATGCAGGAACGGCTTGTCGGCCGGGTCCGGCTCGGTCGCGGTCTCATAGAGCAAGCGCTCCTCGCTGTAGCGTTGGCGCAGGCGCTGCTCGAGGGCTTCGATCCCGACCTCGACCGCTTCCAGCGCTGGGCTTTTCCCGGCGGCCGAGTCGCCGACCAGGAGCACCCAGAGGATGGCGGGCTCCACCCAACCGGGCCGCACCTCCACCTGCAAGCGACCGGCGAGCAGTCCCGACGCCACGCCGAGCAAGGCCGCCAGCAGATAGTCGACCGGCGCACTCTTGGCCCGCGCGGCCGTCGTCAGCCACCTCGACCAGCTCGGCAGCACGTCGGCCGGGGCCGGGACCGCACGCCGGTTGAGGTCCAGGATCGATAGGTCCGGACCGCGCGCCCCCGCGGGCCCGCGGGCGGCATGGATCAACCCGCGCAGGTGCTCGACACTCACGCCCGGCGGCAAGGGGTCGGCCAGGTCCCATTTGAGCGGGTAGTGGTCGGGCACATTGACGACCGACACCGCCGCCCCCGCGGCCACCGCCCGCTGCCGCACGGTCTCGGCATACCGCAGACCGGCGGCGTCATGGTCGGGCCAGATCGTCACGTCGCGGCCGACCAGCAGACTCCAGTCGGCCCGCTGATGCAGATTCCCACCGACGCAGGTGCAGACATAGTCGGGCAGCAAGGCCGCCGCGGCGAGCGTGGCCTTCTCGCCCTCGCACACCAGCACCGGCGCGGTCGGCTTCAGCGCCAGCCGGTCAGCATTGAACAAGGGGATCGACGCGGGCCAGGCCGGGACCCAACGCAAGGGCGCGGCCGGGTCCTCCGCCGGGCGGGCCCAGATCACCGGCCGCACCGCTTTGCCCTGGGCGCTCTGAAAGCGCAGGGTCAGCAGGGCGGTCCGCCCGTCGGCCCGGCGCCAGGCGTAGACATGGGCCGGCTCGCCATGGGTCTGCCGCAGCGTCACATAGAGGGCGTCGAGCCCGTCACGGCGAGCCGGGATGTCGGCGGCGAGCCAGGCCGGGGCCTCGGTCTCCAGATGCACCGCCACCTGCCCGGCGAAGGTCTCCTCCTCACCCGTCAGCGGGCGAAACTCGGTCGGCGCGGCGGGGTCGACCGCGCACAGGCCGAGCATCCCGCCGAGCCACCGCTCGGCCGTCTCGGACGGGATCTGGTAGAGGTAGCCGACCCAGCTCGTCAGCCCTTGGCCGCGGGCATGGGGATCATCCGGGAGGGCGAAGTCGGCCCACAGACCGGAGGGCAGGTGCAGGCTCGCCGAGCCGAGATGACGATCGACGCGGGTCCGGTTACGCCACAGATAGCGGGCGCCGACCCGCTTGCCGTCGAACGGCGGCGGGGCCAAGCGGGCGGCGATGGCCGCGGCCAACGGCAAGGCCGTCATGGCGACCTGTCCGAAATCGGGGTTGGACAGGACCTGCATCAGGCCTAAGCCGCCGCGAGTCTCAACGGGTAGGCCCGATGCTGATCCAGCCAGCGGTAGATGTCCCGCGCCCGCCAGATCGGCGGATCATCCGGGTCGGTGATCGGCCGCGGGGCCTCCGCGGATCGCAGCACCCGCTCGGCCGCGTCCAGATCGAGGCCGAGATAGGTCGCCACCCGATGCAAGGTCCAGAGCCCGTCTGGGTTCGGGCGCTCGATCGCCAGCACCTCGACCGCACGCGCCAGGTCGTAGAGGTCCCCGCGGCTGATCCGGTTCGCGACCGGCACGGTGGCCGCGAGGCGCTCAAGAAGCTTGTCGTAGTGATCGTTCATGCACGGCAGGGTAGCCGCGGGCGTTGCGCGAAACTTGGCCTCGATTCGCGAGCGAAACCGGGTAGCAGATCGCCCGGATCATCGGTAGGCGCGTCGGGTCCAGCAGATGCGCCAGGCACCGCGCCAGGGCCTCCGCCACCGTCTCCTGCTCGGGCGTCAGGGCTTTACCGCGCGGACGGTGGGTCAGACTCCGCTCGCAGCGCTCGATCCGGAAGGCCAGCAGCCGCTCGGCCAACCGCTCGCCGGTGTCGGCGGTCCGACCCAACAGCTCGGCCGCCCGCATCGTCGCCTGGGCGATGGCCGGGTCCAGCTTGCGGTAGCCCGAGGTCTGGCCCGTCTGCTCATTGCGCCGGGTGACCCACGCCACATCATCGACCCAGCGCGCGGTCGGCAGCCGCGCCGGGTCCATCGAGATCGCCATCAACGCGCACGACCCGCCGCGGGATCGGCCATCGAACAGGGCATAGCACAGGCCGGTCAGGTCCGGGCCCTCGTGACGCACGGTCTCCAGCGCTTGCGCGGTGATCAGCTCCGGGTCGATCCAGAAGGCGCCGTGGTCCGGGAGGGCGTTCAGCAGCCGCCGCCGCGCGGTCTGCTCCCGCTCGAACCGGATCGTCAGCTGGGCTCGCGTCAGCATCGTCATGCTGCCACCTCCTCGACCTTCGCAGGGGCCGGGGCGCAGCGGTGGCGATCGAGGAAGGCCTCCAGATCGGAACGGCGATACAGCCACCGGCGGCCGATCCGAATCGCGGTCGGCCCGCGGCCTTCGAGGTCGAGCTTTTTCAAGAACGCCGGCGAGATCTGCAAATAGGCCGCGGCGTCGGGGCGGCCGTAGACCGGGTCATCGCTGGCAAGGGGAGGGGCGCATGGGCGGCGCCCCTTCAACAGCCCGGCCGATGTCGAGTCATAGACCGGAGCGAAGCTGGCAAGGGGAGGAGCGGGTAAGTCGGGCATCTTCGGTATCCATCAGCGTTTGACGGATACCTAAGTTATTCATGCGGTGCTAAAAAGTCGCCCGCGCTAGATTTGAAAACTACGCGTAACCCTACTACGCGCAAAATTACAGATTTACGCGTAACCCGAGCTAACGCTCTTGCGGAATCTTTGTTTTTGGGATCATCACGGCCTTGCAATTCGGGTAAACCTGGACGATTGTATCCAATAAGGAAATAGCATCATAAGTAAGCATCCACTCTGCTTCGGCTTGATGCTCGTTTTTTCTCCAATTACCGCCTTTTGGGTTTTCTTTTAATTGCGGACTCCGCTCTGGATATAAAAGGCTTGCCCACTCCATAGCCGTTAAACTGCAATAACCCTGAATTATCCTCCAAGCGTTTAGATCGAGGTAAGCCAGCAAACGCCATGAGGCCCAATTTTGAAAGACCGAACCATCCAGATATAACCTAGGGCTCTTTCCCTGTTGCCGCGGCCTGGGTTTTGGTTCTGGGTAGTTAAACCGGTCCCTTGCGCGAGCTAGATACTGCTTGAAAGCGTATATTAACGCCTCGTCCGAAGCGTTTAAGTTCACATTGATCGCGGTTATAAGACTAGAACCCGCTAGAGTCAGTTTATCATGCCCCTCATGGTATGGCCCTTCTTCACTTATCAAAGGCGCAGCTTCGAATAGTTCCTCGCGGTAAACTCGATCACGACCAAAACCAATAACCCACTCAATAGAATCATCCATAACATAATCGAAAACCGGAAAAGTATTTACTACTTCTCGCGCTTTTTTCTGAACATAATGTCTATCGGGATGCAGTTTAGCGAAAAAAGGCTTAACATATTGGTTGTAAAGCAATTGCCTTTTCCCTACAGCAATACGCCATTGCTCCGCAGTCCAATGCCACGCTTGTTCGTCATACCGTCTCAAGTCGAACCAGTTCAGACAGTCCTTGACGTAATCGCGGACATCAGGAGCCCAATCTTCCAACGTCATCGACAGCACCACCTTCAAGATGCCAAACCTTCACAAGGGAGGGGACGCTCGGCCAGACGGGTGAAGGGGTCCGTCGTTCGGCGGCCAGACCTAGGCCGAGCGGGACAACAGGGTAGCGCGCGCCTGAAGCACCGTAAAGTGTTACAAGGCCTCGTGCGGCTAGGTATCGGGCGATAGCAGACAAAGAATCGCAAGAGCGTGCTTGGGGTCGCCGGGCCCCCAACGCGAACCCGCGTAGCACGGCTCGGTTTGCCCAACGCGGCGGTACTCCTGCCCGCCGAACGTCGTGCGGACCTGTCCCTTGAGCTCGCCACCGGAATGCACGTTGTGCCAGGTCTTCCAGCCATCGGCGAGGGTCACCGCACACTGACGAATCAACGCACGCTGCTCCTCGGTTGTCACGTCGCGGCGCTGAGGCTGGTTGCGCCCGGCTCGATTCCAGTCTCCACGCATCACACCACCTCACGCCGTCATCAGCATCAGATCCTGCTCGGTCAGGCTGCGACCGGTCGGCTCGATCTCGGCCTGCTCGGCCAGCTAAGCCAAGCGAAACAACAGGGTAGCGCGCTAGACGCCGTGGGAGAAGATCACCAGCTCCGGTGCGTTCGGCGCGGCATACAGCAGCCGCGGAACCCGCCCATGCAGGGCATGGGCGATCGTCAGGTAACCCCAGACCGGGCCGGGACCGGTCAAGGTCACCTCCTCCGCGAGCTGGCCCGGCGACCAGTCACCGAGCAGGGTCACGGCCGCGGCCGCCAGGGCATCGGCGGTGGCCTGCTCGGCCGGGAGGTTCAGCTTGCCGTCGACGCCGGGGAGGAAACCGGCATGCTCGGCGATCGCTTGAAAGGTCAAGATCTTCATCGTCATCATCTCCGAAAGGGCGGTGGCCGGGGCAGTCTGACACGCAACCCGCCGGGCGTCTGATCTCGCAAGCTTGCGAAGCGGGCCATCGTGCTACAATTCGCCCCGGCTATAGCCAAGGCGTCAGCACGCCATTGAGCGGGCTGTTGCTCCGCCGGGGTCGGCCAGTCAACCGGCTCCAGCACCCGCCGGGCTCGGTCAGTCAACCGGGCCCGGCACCCTCCACTCACGCCGTCATCAGCATCTGGTCCTGCTCGGCCATGCCGCGGTCATAGGCGGCGTCGCCATACAAACGGGCGGGCTCGTCGGGATCGTAGAGCGACCCGCACCAGACTTGCCGGCTTGTCGGCTCGATCTCGGCCTGCTCGGCCATCACGTCACGCACCCGCCGCCGACCCTCCTCGAACCCGGCGAACCAGGCGTCAGCCTCGGCCGAGCCCAGCGCATACGGCCGCGGCTCCTTCACCCGATCGAGCAGCGACCGCATCGCGGCACGGGCACCGGCCTTGTAAGCGACCGAGCACGGGTCACGCGGAACCTCGAAGGTCGCGGCCATCAGCTCATCAACCGTGGGTAATCGTGTCACGTCACACCTCCGCGGCCTGCGAGGCACGCTCGGTCTCTTCGAGCGCCAGGTCCCAGACCCAGTGTTCGGGATCATCCAGCCAATGGTCGGCATCGAAGGCCACGGCCGCGGCCTCGGCCAACGCGGTCATGCTTCCGCCGCAGTTGTGGACCTCGAGCCGCATCCAACGCCGCACAGCGGGTGCATCAAGCGCGGTCGGTTTCATCAGCATCGTCGTCATCTGTATTGGCTCCTCCGTCGCAGCCGGGCATGACGGTTATTGACGCCATTCACCCCGCATCGGCGCCTCCATGGCGATGCGGATGGCGGTTGCCGCTGGATCGGCCGAGGCGTCGATCTCCGCCGCGGCATCCTCATCAGGCCACCAGCACCCGCCTTGCGGGTCAATGACGGTCCAGATCCCCTCATTCTGTTGTGCAATCACGATCTGACCCTCTGATCGGTGCCCGGCGCGAGCCGGGCGGTTGGTGGTCATCCGCGCGAGATACGCTTGGCTTTGGCGTAGAGCTCGTCGTCGTCGGGGTCCTCGGCCAGCGCCTTGACAACCTCATGCCAACAGACGAGCCCGCCGCCCCACTGCTCGGCTCGACCGCTGTCATTCAGAAATAGGGCGACCTCGGCGAGATCGCGCTGGGTACCCTTTCCGGCATCGATACGGCGTAAGGCGGCGATGGCTTTTTCGAGCGCGCTCATGATCTACTCTCCTCTTGCGCCCGGCGGGAGCCGGGCGGTGGTATCACTTGTCTGGGCCGTCACTCGACCTGCGCCCACGCGTCGAGCGCCGCCCACTTGTGGCGCGGCCACAAGAGGCTCCGGCCCCGCGGCATCCGCAGCATCTTCGGCGGCAGGCGCTCGCCGCGAAACACGGCCACATCGCCGCGCGCTTCCGCCCAATAGCCGACCGCGCCAAACAGGCGGTCTTCAGCGTCGCTCATTGGACTGCCGGATGCGTCAGCCGCAAGCGCTTCGCGCGCGGCGATGCCAGCGTGCCTCGCCTGTTCTTCAGAGATCGAGCGGCGGGTGTTGGCGATTTCGTTGGCGGTCATTTTCTCTGCTCCTAGTGGCGCCCGGCGCGAGCCGGGCGGTTGGTTGCAATCGAACCCTCGTCACTCAGATCCAGCCAAGCGCCTTGAGCCAGCTCGGGTGACCATGCTCGCAGTCGCCATCGGCCTCGACCCAGCAGCGGTGAGGGCACGCCGCCTCACAGCCACCGTCCGCGTGCCACTCCTCCAACTGCTCGACGATCTCCTCGGAGCTCATCCCGGCGAAGACGTCTTTGTACAGGGTGCGCTGCTCACGAGTCATGGCGCCACCTCCGTGGTCGGTGGGTCCACTTCCACGGTCGGCGGATCGACTTCCTCGTAAGGGTTCCCGTCGAAGAGCTTGGCAAACGGCGTGAACGCATATTCCTCGGTCGCCGGATCGAACCCAACCGCGCAGACCACCATCACCGGTTGCCGGGTCTGCTTGTCGGTGCACTCCAATAAGGCCACATCGCCATTGGCGAAGGCCCGTTGCAAGGTCTCGAAATTCGCCCGATAGCCTTCGGTGATCATGGCTTCACCTCCTCGGACTCCTCATCGTTCTGGGCCAGCTCTTGGAGCAGGGCCTCGTAGCGACCTGGGCGCGCCGCTTTGGCGCACTCAAAGGCGTTGTCGAGGTCTTCCCACTCGACATGGCCGGCACGCTCGCCCTTGGCATAAGCGATCAGCAGCTGGTCGAGTGCCATATCGACGAGCTCGCGTTCCGGGATCGCTTTCGCGTTGACATGGTAGAACTCGCGGGTCAGCGCATTGGCGATCATCATGGCGACCGTCAACCCATCGAAGGTCTTGCCCATCAGCAACAACTCGCGGCGGTCCGTCGTCTGCCGGTTCTCATCCAGCAGCCCGATCGCTTCGACGTGGATATACCAGCCCTCGTTGTCGCCCTCGACCGCAAAGCAGCCAACCCAGCGCGCGGCCGGCCAGGGCTGTTGACGGGCATCGGACCCGGCGTCCCAGTCCCGCGTGAGGTGAAAGTAGTCCAGGGCCTCCCACAGACCGGCGGCCTGAAGCGCGGCCACGGCCAGATCATAGACTTCGCCCTTGGTCGCGAAGCGGTCGAACATCAGGTAACCCGGACGTTCCGGGTTCGGTTTCCAGCGCTCAAGGTCGATCATCGGACCACCTCCGACACGGCCATGTACTTGGCCCAAGCGGCGGACTCGATGCGGGTGAAGGCAGTGGGCTGGCTTGCCCGGAACGTGGGCAAGCGCCCATCGCGGGTGTAGCGGCGCTCGGCCCAGCGCACGATGCGCAAGTACCGCTCGCGGCGGTCATGGGAACGGCTTCGATGAACGGTCATCTCGGTCTCCTCGGTGAAACGGCGGGTTCCGTAACCGCCCACCGATCACCAGACCCGACGGGCGTTTACTGATGTAAGCATAACATAAGTAAAGCCCGCGGCAAGACCGAAATCCACTCTTCGCGCACGACCGTCTAGCCCGGCGCGGCCGGACGCAGCGGCACCACCTTGGCCGTCTCGCGGCGGCCAGCGGCGGTCAGGATGGCATCGGTGATCCGCTGCATCGGCACCCGCAGCCGCTCGACATCGATCTGCAAGTAGCCAGCGGTCACGTCACCGCCGATCCCGCTGGCGTGGTTCATCAACCGCTTGAGGGCGTAGCCGGGAATGTCCAAGCTCTCGGCCACGGTGGCAAAGGTCCGTCGCAGGTCGTGGGGCGTAAACATGACCCCGCTATCCTGCCGCACCTGCCGCACCCAGTCTTGTTCATTGACCAGGCGACCGGTCGGGCCGGTCCCTGGAAAGACGAAGCCGGTCCCGGCGTCTTGCTCCTTCCGCCGGGTCAACACCTCATGCAGTCGGTCGGAGAGCGGCAGCTCATGCGGCAGCCGATTCTTCGGGTCCGGGATCACGAAGTAGCGCGCGTCGAGGTTCACATGCTCCCAACGCAGGGTCAGTGACTCGGTGCGGCGGCACCCGGTGAAGATCAGGAACTCCAGCCAGTCGGCCACGACCGGCGCCCGCCCCGTCCGCTCGCGCAGGGCCTCGACCGCGGCGAACCAAGCCGGGAGCTCGTGCAAGCGGATCAGCCGACGGCGGCGATCGATCCGGTTCCAGGCCCGGATGGCGTTCAGACGCATGACCGGGTTGTCGGTCACGACCGGCTCGCCCTCCGCGGTCTCGTACTTCCCGATCGCGAAGTTGAACAAGGCCCGCAGCAGGCGCATCGCCATGTTGGCCCGCGCCGGGCTTTTCTCGGTCTCCTGCCGATGCCGGTGCTCGACCATGGTCCGGGTAATGGCCGTGATCTGCTTGTGGCGCCAGTCCTCGAGACTGGTCCGAAACGCCTTCTCATAATCGGCCACGGTCACCGGCTTCAGATCCCGCAGCGCCAGGTAGTCCGTGAAGACCTCGCCCAAGGTCACGGCCTTGGCCCGCGTGCTCCGCTGCTCGGCCAACTGGTCGACGCCCTCGGCGAACCGCCCCAGCTCTTGGATCGCGAGCCGCCGGGCCCGCTCGGGCGTGACCGCGGGATAGCGGCCCAAGGTCCGCCGCTTGGCGTTTTTCTGTCCCTTCATCCGCGCCTCGACGATCCAGGTCTTCAACCCGCGGGCGGTGATCTTCAGGGCGAAGCCGGGGAGCTGGCTGTCCCGGATGAAGCGCACGCCCGTGGCGGGCGGCGGGGCCTGCCGGACGACGTGGGGCGCGGCCAGGTCCGCATACTCGGTGGCGTGATTGGCGACGGGGGCAGCGGGGGCGGCGGGCTCGGGTTTGCGGCTCATCGAAAGTAGACGGATGATAGACACCAGCGATAGGTGTCATCATAAGATATAGACGGCTATACGTGGCGTCTGCGGGCACGTCCGAGGCGGTCGATACCCTCAGTAGACGCTAAAATCCCTCAATATACAATGCGTTGCCAACTTAAAATCCCTCGGCTTCGGCCATGCGGGTTCGAGTCCCGCCCCGGGCACCATTCAGAATCAGCTGCTTAGGCGCCAACAGAAACCGGCCTCAAACGGCCGGTCGAAAAAATAGACTCATAGTAGACACCAGCGACCCACGTCACCGTGGGCGCCAGCCGTCAGACAGGAGTCAGTGGCGCGTCTTCAGCCACTCGGAGACGGGGATCAGGACCTCGCCCGGCCGTGGCTTCAGCGAGGCGGGGATCTCCGCCACAGCGCCGGGACCCTCGGCCAGCCGCGCCAGCAGTTCGGGGAACCGCGCCGGGTAGAACATGGGGTGCGAGGTCAGGTGACTGGCCTTCGCCTTCACGTTGGCGCCGTAGCGCAACCCCTCACCGACCAGCACCGGGTAGACCCGCGCCGGGTAGCCCGCGGCTTGCACGGTCCGCCGCTCCAGCCAGCCGAGGCGCGTCAGCACACGATAGACCCCGCGGGCTGAGCGCGGGTCCTGATGCTGGCCCAACAGCTCGGTCATCGACAGCACCTCCGATCCCGCTTCCGGCGCAACCGTGGGCTCGACCTCCAGCACCGCCAACGGCGAGACCCCGAGCAGGTCATGGGTCAAGCGGTCGGCGGTCCGCCGGGCGGTCTCGGCATCCAGCCCGCCGTGCTTGGCCAGCCGCAGGAAATCACCAAAGGTCTTGGCGAGCTTGGCTGGGTCCGGCACGGGGCCGAAGAGCTCGCCCTGGACGGGGTTCGGGCGGAAGGCGGGGCTGGCGGTCATCAGGGCATCGAAGGTGCGGATGACGGTCAGATGGAACGCGGGCGAGATCCACATGGCATAGCCGTAAACCAGCTCGCGGCGGACGAAGGTGCCTCCGCCCGTCGACGGCGCGCCGGGGACGCTGATAACCGGTTGAATTTCATCAACTACCGGAATCCCGGCAGATGGCTTTTTCAGCTCCTCGATCAACGCTTTCGTCTGGTCAAGCCCGAGCCAGTAGTTCGGTCGGTGGCGACTCGCGCCGCCAGCGGCGCGGTGCAGGTCGTTCAGGCTGAACCGGCCGGCGGCATCGCGGCTGACTTCGACGCCGCACACGGACACCGGCGAGAGGGCGTTCAGGGGCGATTCGGCATGGGCCGAATGGAAGGGGTAGGACATAGTCTTGCTCCTAGATTGCTGCTACGCAAAGAATCGCCCAAAAGGGCGGCCGGGAGGGTAGCAACGGCTCTAGGAGACCGCCTCGCGCTTTCCCCTCGCGGGTGTTGTATCGCGCAAGACTCCCGGCCAGCGAACTGGTCAGGCATAAAAAATCCGCAGGTCTCACGGGTGCGGTGTCCGCCTAGAGCGAGGTTGCTACGCCTCTTGCGGATCATCCTAGCCCGGCACTGGCAGCTTGGCAAGCATCGGCGAAGAGAGGCGGCCGGGAGGGTGACAACGGCTCAGAGAGACCGCGCGCAACTTTCCCCTTGCGGGTGTTGTATCGCTGCGCACTCCCGGCCAGCGAACTGGGCCGCTCGGCTACAGTCCGGGCAGACCCCGCTTCTGTCGCTGGCGATCCCGGCGCTCTTGGCGGCGTTGCGTGCTGCGGCACTTAGCCATGACCGGGGACCTCCGCCACCACGCCACGCAGCCGGCGGGCCTGGGCTTCCAACATCTCGGCCACCTCCGCGATGGCCTGCCGGTCTTCCCGGCGAGGGCTGAAACGGCCTTGACGGTCGGTATGCATGAAGATCAGGTCATCAACCACGCCCCCAAGGTCGACCAGGAGCTCGAGGGCGGTTTCCGTCCCAGCGAACGGGACGCTAACCAAGAGGGTCGAGGCCGGCTCCTTGCCCAGCGCGGCGCCGGTAAAGCCGCGGGCAAAATAAGCACGCGGCCCGCCGATCGATTCGGCCATCAACGCCTCCAAGACCGCCGCGGCCAACTGCCGGGCGGCACGCCGCGCAGCGGCGTTCATGGGGAGGCCGCCCGGGCCAAGCGCGGGCCGCGCATGGTAACGAACGCTGGATAAGGCCATCAGTGCATCACCTCGTCAGTCCTAATTGCCGGGCCGAGGTCAAGCACCTCCGCCCGTCGGCCGTAGTAGGCGTCGGCCTGAATCACGCCGGCCTCGTGAACCCACTCATCGAGCCGGCCCGTCGGGGTCGTCGCCCTGTCATCGCAGAGCATATCCTCGCTCGTCACCCAATCACCGGGCCGCGAGGTCATGCCAGGCCAGGAGGTCATCCAGTCGGCCCAACCGCCTCATGAACGGTATCGCGGCGCCCTCCCGGCCAACGAACTGGGCGGGTCAAACAAGCACCGCGGGCCAGCAACCCGACGCGCGATCACTTCCAGCGATTCACCCAGCAATCGGCCGGCGGGCATCGGTGCACGCCCTGACCGCTCCCGTTCGACTTGGGCCCATCGTCGTGCGTCGCTGGAGTGCGAGGAACGTAGACCCGGCGCCCGTTAAGGGCACGGCAAATATCCAATAACAGCGCGTGCCCCGGCTCATGCCCCAGTCGGTCGGTCACGACCCGCGCGAAGGTGTCGAACTCCAAGCTCATGGTTAGGCATCCACCTCATTGTGCCCGCGACGGGTTCGCCAACACCGTGCGGATACGGGCGGCTTGGGTTTCCAGCATCGCGGCGATCTCCTCGAACGCGCGCCGATCTTCCAGCCTCATGGGAGACCCGCCGGGCCCATCAAACAGCTGATGCATCTCGAACAAACCATCGACGGCCTTGTCCAGGTCAATCAGCAGATGGAGCAGCAGCTCGGAGGGCGCCTCGGGGCGGCTCAGTAAGAGGCTGACGATCAGCATCGACGCCGGTTCTTCATCGAGCGGAGTCCCCGCACAGGCGCGGGTAAACACCGCGGGCGCGGTGTCAACAAGCTCCATCTCCCGTCGACGCCGCGGCGCTTCGGGACCCGGACGCGTGCGGTCATCGGGGACTCGGGCCATCAGTGCATCACCTCCTCAGTCCTGATCGCCGGGCCGAGGTAAAGCACCTCCACCCGTCGGCCGTAATAGGCGTCGGCCTGGATCACGCCGGCCTCATGAATCCAGTCATCGAGCCGGCCCGTCGGGGCCATCGCCACATAGTCACACAGCAACGCCTCACACGCGATCCAATCACCAGGCCGCAGGTCAAGATCAGCCAACTCGTTCAGCATGGCGCCCGCGGCCCTTAACGCCTGCCCCTCGACCACGTGCACCAGCAGCTCAGGCTGGCCACGGGCGGTGCGGCCGATGGTGTAGACGAACGGCGGCTCGCCCTCGTTGGCACCATAGACGGCAATGACCTGTTGGCCATGCTTGGCGATGGTCTTGGCAATGTGGTCCGGGTCAATCGGACCATCGCACTTCGGATCTCCACAGGAACACGTCATGGGTCAACCTCCGAGTGATACCACCGAGCCACCCCACTGCCGCGAGGAATAGGCCGTCTCGCCGTCGTGCTCGGCATAGGTGCGGATGACGCCCGCCTGCAACTGCTCCATCGGCAACTGGCAAGCGGCGTAGCCTGCGGCCAGCGTGTCGAGGTAGGACGCCGTCGGCGGGGCGACACGGCGTCCGGGCTGCATCAGATAGACCACGGCCGAGACCCGTCGGCCCTCATGCTGCACGGTCACCAGCTCTCGGCCATAGAGCGTCGGGTAACCCTCGAACCGGTCCAAGGCCAGCAGGTGCGTTTCGTCGAGGTCCCAGATCGCGCCCTGCACCGCCCGGCCGGGCGCCGGCCGCAGGTCCGCGACCCCGCGAAAGATCAACTCATAATCGGGCAGCGTGGCGCACCCGCCATACCGGGCGCCCGGGCAGCGGTGGTCCATATGGCCGCGGTGAGTGTTGGCTCCATAAGCGAAATAACGCATGTCAGTCACCCAGACGGTTGCTCATCACGCAGTAAGGATACTGTAAGTCGTTTACATGGGCAACCCTTTTAGGCCACTCCGCTGAGTCAGATCTCCCAGCCGGGAGGACCAAGACCCCGCCGCGGCTGCCGCCAACCGTTCACCCAGTTTGCCCGCCGCTTGGCCGCCGAACGCGACGACGCGGGAGTCGGAGGGCCTTGGCCGTCTTTTTCGGTCTCAGGTGCCGGCAGATCCGTCCGCTCCAGCGGTTGATTGGCAAACAACATCGCGGCGTAGGCGTATACCCGGCAATCCAAGGCCTCGACCGCACTGTGCACCGGCACCCAGCGTCGTTCAGGCCGGCGCATGCGCATATTGACCACCATCAGCCGCTCGCCGGTCAACTGGAGGAAATACTCCTCCGACCGCCCCAGCGGGAAATGGCAATAACCCGGCTGACCCGGCGCGGCGTTCAAGGCGTGGTACAGGGTCCGCTTGAGGTTATCCACGCCCAGAATCTCGGCCGGCTTCCCGGCCCGACGGCGGCGAGCTTGGCGCTTATTGAACGCGCGCCGGTCCCGGTCGACTTCTTCGCGGGCCATGCCGGGCGCCCCTTTGATCGGGATGATGCGGTAGTCGGCGAAGCGCTTCACCGCGTCGTAGACGTGCTGCGTATAGGCACCGGAGTCGATACAGGTCAAGGTCACCTTGAGCGGGGTCCCGTCCGCGCGGGTATAGGGCGCGCGGATCAGCTCCAGCAGGTCGTCCCAGACATCGCCCGCGGTCGGCTCGCCCGGCAGCACATGGTAGCCGATGGACCAGGACTCCCGCTTCGGCCCCCAGCCGACCACCTCGGCCTCGAGGCGGTCGCCCTGCACATCGACGCCCATCGTCAGCAGGGCCACCGCGTTGGGCACCTCGGCACCGTAATCCTCGCACCGCTGCAGCAGGCGATGCGGCTCGACCTGTTCGCCTTCACCCTCCCAAGGCTCGGCGAAGGCCGTGTTGGTCACCGCCTGCTTGCGCGCCGGGTCGCCCTGGGCGCCGATCCACTCCGACAGCGTGTCATCCCAGCGGGCGAACGGCGAGGCCCACTCATTGAACCAAAAGCCGGCGGTCGTTTCGGGCCCCTCCTTGATGCAGACCCACCGTCCCGACAGCTTCACCTTATCCGCCAACGCGAGGGCGTGCTCGCCCCCGCACGTCTGGCACACATAGCGCAAGGTCGTCGGGTCGTCATGGTCCCAGCAGAAATGCTCCAAGCGCGGGAACTGCAAAGCGCCGCAATGCTGGCAGGCCACCTGCCACTGCCATTGCTGGGCGCACCGGTCATACTCGGCACAGATGCCGACCTCGGCAAAGGTGGGCGAGGAGGTAATGATCTCTTTCGCCGTCCGCCGCGCGCGAAAGGTCGTCTGGCGCTTGCGCGCCAGGGTCAGCGGGTCGCCTTCTTTGGTGATTTCCCAGCGATCGATCTCATCGCAGATCAGGTAACGGATCGGCCGACTGGCCAGGCCCGCGGGACTGTTGGCGCCGGCGATGGTCAGGTGGCCGCCGGGAAACACTTTGTGGGTGATGGTCGACGCGCTATTGCGGGCCTTCACTCGACCGATCTTCTCGGCCAAGCTCGGCGAGTCGCGAAACATCGTGGCGACCCGGTCTTTCGAGAACGCCTCACCCATGGGCGTGACGTTCGGCTGGATGGCCAGAATCGGGCCGGGGTCCAAGTCGACGATATACCCAATGAAATTGAGCAGGCACTCGGTTTTCCCGGCCTGCGAGCTGCTTTTGAACACCACTCGTTCGCAGGCATGGTAAGGCGACAGGTAGTCCATCGGCATGACCAAGTGCGGCGCTCGGGCATTGTTCCACAAGCCCGGCTCGGCCGAGGCTTCCGGGGAAAGGTAGCGGTAACGCTCGGCCCACTCCGAGATCAGCAACCGGGGCGGGGCGCTCAGGGCCTCCGCCAGGGCGTTCAGCGGGACCGCGAACCGCTCTTCAAGACTTGCGGATGACGTCTCCACGCGATAACTCATCCAAAGCGGTATGGATGGCCTCGCGCACGCATCGCTCGACCTCCCGCAGCTCGGTCATCCGTAACAAGGCCGGCGCCACGCGGGCCGGGACCGAGAGCAGGCGCTCTTTGATGATCTGGCCCTTTTCGGCCCAAACGCGGGACACCTCCTCGACCGGCAGCAGCTGCCCGGTGCGTTGCTTGAACTCCAGCTCGGCCAGGTTGGCCTTGAACAGCTCGTTCTTCGCCTTGGCCTTGGCCAGCGTCCCATAGGGCCCGCTCGCGGACTCCTCGGCCTTGGTGCGGCGGCCGGCACCCGGGCGCCGGCCACCACGCTGACCAATCGTCGGTGGAGGGCTCTCCTCGACGGGCTCAGCCATCAACGCAACCCGGCGAGCTTATGGGTTTGCAGGGAGACCCGCCAGCCATGGGCGGCCGCGGCCTCGATGCACAACCGCGTGGCGGCCGGGGACTGGCTCAAGGGTTGCAGCCAGACCGGGACCGGATCGCCCTGCCGTTGACCGAGCAGGTCCAACAGCGCGGCCAGATCCCGGTCCCGGCCGACCGGCATCTTGATCTCGTCGGCCACGTCGAGCAGGCGGCGATCCACCTGGCGCCCGCCGGGCATGCCGACCTTTGGACTGAGGGTGATCCAGTCGGTCTGCACGAGCGTGGTCTCGGGCACGCCGACCGTCCCCGAGGTCTCGATCTGCACATAGCACCCGTCAGCATTCAGCCGGGTCAGCAACGCATTCAGGTCTTGCTCGAACGGCTCGCCACCGGTCACCACCACATGACGGCCAGGCCGGTAGCCGGTCCAATCGGCCAGCACGTCCGGAGTCACCTCAGCCACGAGGGCGCTTTCCGGCGGGGCCTGGATCAGCTCCTCGAAGGTGACCGGCCGCGGCGCCTGCTTCCAGGTGTAGGGCGTATCGCACCAGGGACACCCGACCCCGCACCCATGCAAACGGATGAAGGCGGCCGGGGTTCCGGTGAAGAAGCCCTCGCCTTGTACCGAATGGAAGACTTCGGCGACCTTCAGCACTGGTCTAACTCCGCGGTGGCCGAGCACTTGCGGGTTTCTTCCACCGTGCAGCGGATCAGGGCGACGCCGGTCCCGGCGAGCTGAGCCGGGCCGACGACGGTCAGCAGGTGCTCGGCAAGGTTCTCGGCCGTCGGGTTGAACGGGACTACGACCACCGACTCGGGCGAGACGGCCTCAATGGCCGGGCGGAAGGGGTCTTCCTCCCACAGCAGTAGGCGGTGGTCCCAGTGATCCTCGAGCCATTGGCAGAGCCGGGCCTTCATCACCCCAAAGTCGATGACCATACCGATGGCGTTCAGCTCGTCAGCCTCGCAGGTAAAGTGGATCGTATAGCGATGGCCGTGCAGATGTTCGCAGTGGCCACCTTGGCCGACCACCCGATGGCCGCAATCGATCTCGTGGTAACGCGTCGCGGTGATCATCTCAAGTCCTCCAAGTACGCCAGGCGGTCCGCCTCGGCACGCGCCGGGTCCTCCCATGGGAAGACAATCCAGGCCAAACCGACATTGGTCAGCACCGCGTCGTAGCCGTAGTCCGCCGGGTCGGTCTGCCGGGTGACCCAGACGTGGACCGGGCCAAGGGTCGGGCACTCGCCACGCAAGCGGCGCAGGGTCTGCCCGGTGTCGTGGATGTCATCGAGGGTCAGCACATCAGGGGCGGGGGCATCGACCAGGGGCACCCCAAGCCGATGGCTCACGGCCACTGCCAACGGCAGGCCTCCACGTGGAACACCATAGACGCCGCGCAGCCCGAGTCCGCAGTTGGCCTCGGCGATGGTCTGCACGGCGCGGTCGAAATCGGTCCAGGTCAGGTGAATCATGCGGCGTAGCCCTGCCCCTTGATGGCCTCCATGAACTCCGAGCGGGCCGCGGCGTTCTCGCGCAGGGCACCGCGCATGATCGAGGTCACCATCTTCGAGTCGGTATCCCGCACACCTCTCCAGCTCATGCACAGGTGCTCGGCCTTCACCACCACGCCCAAGCCTTTCGGCTGAATCAGACGCTCGATCTCATCCGCAAGCTGCACCGCGGCCTCCTCCTGGATCTGCGGCCGGGCCATCACCCACTCGGTTAGCCGATTAAACTTGGAGAGCCCGATCAGCGTCTCGCCCGGAATCACCCCGATCCAGGCCGAGCCAATGATCGGGACCAGGTGATGCGAGCAGGTCGAGCGCACGGCAATCGGGCCCACCGTGTAGAGCTCATCCAGGGCGCGGGTATTGGGGAACGTGGTCAGCTTCGGGCGCGGGTGAAACCGCCCGCGCTGCGTCTCATCGACCAGCATCCGGGCGACCCGGGCCGGCGTCTCGCGGGTATTCGGGTCGTACCGCCAGTCGATCCGCAGCGCCTCCAGCAACTGCACCGTGGCGGCCTCCACCTCGCGGCGGATGACCTCGCGGCGCTCGGCATCGCACTCGGTCAGTGGCTCATTGGCCCGGGTCGGCCGGTCGGTCAGCCAAGTCGGCAAGACGATCGGTTGGGTGGCTTGGGCGGTTTCACTCATGCGGCATCCTCCAGCCGGTCGGCGAGCCGTCCGGGCAGACGGCCGTGGTGTTGCTTAAACCAGGAACCCTGATACCCATAGCGGGTGTCGGGGAGATCCATGTAATCCGTCAACAGGTCATACCGCGGCAGGCTCAAGACGGCCAGATACGGTTTACCGATGTTCACCAGCAGCGGCCGACGCTGGTCCAGCCCAAGCGCGGCGGCCTGCTGGGTGACCGAGGCGCGGGTGCACACCTGCGACGGCGTCCCGATCCTGCTCTCGTAGGGACTGATCACCGTCTCCGACGGAATCAATCCATATTTGCCGGATAGGATGTAGATGTCCGGGAGCGCGGCCACCGACAGCGACCAATGCAAGGCCGTGCGAAAGACGGGGCCTTGGTACATCCGCCAGGCCGGGCAAGGGCGGTCGCGCTTACGCGAGCCGCAACCGAGGATGATCTCGGTCACGCGGCATACTCCGTCGGGTCCACTAGACCGGCCTCGCGGAACGCCTCTTTGCG